AATTATTTGACAATCTTACACAAGATTTAACTGGTAATAATACTATTGATACTGCTAATGCTTCTTATAGAATTGCTACTCTGAATACATATCTTTCATCAGGTGGTTTGTTTACAAATTCATCAGTGGTTTCTATTACTGCAAATTCAACTCTTAATGTTGATATTACTGCTAATACTATATCACTGTCTTCTCCATTATCAGGAAATTCAGGTGGTACTGGTTATAATTCATATACTGCTGAAGAAATTCTTGTGGCAAATACTTCTAATGGATTTAGAAAACTTTCATTAGGAACAGATGGACAGGTTCTACAATCTAATGGTTCTGCATTGATTTATGAAGCGCTTGATGGCGGAAGTTTTTGAAATAGACACTATTATAATATAACGGATAATTTTTATACTGACTAATTTATGGAGTGAGACATGGACGAAAATTCTGATAATATGCATTTGCTTTACATACAAAAACAAGAACAGTTGTTGGTTGAAAACATGAGGAGTAAAGTTGATTATGAGATTAAATTACATATTCTCAGTGAAAAGAATAATAATTTAATTGAGCAAATAAAACAAATGCAACATGCTTTTCAGAATCAACAAGATATTGGAAAACAAGCAATAGACTCTTTTGAAAGGGTAACAAATGAGAACAACATGTTAAAATCTAGGTTGGAAGAAGAACAAACCAAGTTTAAAGAAGTTTCAAGCAGATTAGAGCAGAAAATCCAAGAACTTGAGACTGGAGCACACGAACTAACAACCAAGGTTATACAGTTCTCTAATGAGAGATCTAATTATGAAAAACAAATTAAAGATTTACAAATAGAAATAAATAGACAGACAGAAGAATTAGAACGGTTACATAACAATACTAATTCTAAACAAAAGAAAAAGAAATCAGAATTATTGGTAGAACAATCAACTGATTCTGGTACTTTTTAAGTAGGCATATTTGCCAATCAGTATATACTGATTTAGGAGACCAAAATTGGCCAATACAATATTCAAATTACGAAGATCTTCTGTTGCTGGTAAAGCACCAAACACATCTACATTAAGCATTGGTGAACTAGCAATCAATCTCACAGATAGAAAACTATATTCATCTGACGGAACAAATATATTTGAAACAGGTAGTAATTTAACATCATTATCTGTATTTTCTGATATAAAAATAGGAAATAGTTCTGTTAATTCTAGTATCAATTCTACTTCTTTTTCTGGTGCTTCTAATTCTGCCACATATGCCAATGCATCTATATCAAATACCTTTACTGTAGGAAATTCTGTTTATTTTGTTGCTAATGGTAATGTTGGTATTGGCACAAGCAGTCCTTCATATCCATTAGATGTCGCAGGGAATATAAATTCCTCAAATACAGTCTTTGCTGTCCATTTTGATAATGTGTCTGATATTTCTCTCAAAGAAAATATTCAACAAATCAATAATTCAATTGATATAATCAATCAATTCAATCCTGTGTCTTTTCAATGGAAAAACAATAAAAACATTTCATATGGTTTAATTGCTCAGGAAATTGAGAAAATTCTACCTTCAATTGTACACGAAAAAGCAGATGGTACAAAAACAATTAACTATATTGAAATAATTGCTTTTCTAATTGCAGCAATTAAAGAACAACAAAAGCAAATAGATAATATAAATAGTAATATCAACAATGCCTAGTAATCCAACGGAGGTCGAAAATGGCAAAGTACTCAACAACTAAAACACTTAAAAAAGCACAACCCACAGTTAATATTGCTGACAATATTGTCAAAAAGTGGGATATTGAAGTAATATACAAACACACAAGAAATGATGGAACAACATGGTCTCGTGCATATCCACATACAGAAGATGTGGAATATCTTAACAAAACAACATCACAATTCACAAAAGCAGAATTGATTGGTTTTATGCCACCAAATATGGATGTAATTTTTGATGCTCACTATGAAGCACATAATACACCAGCAACCGAAGAAAAAGTATCTGATTTTAATATTAACGATTTGAACTAAAAGGATGAATGATTATGAAAAAAATGAAAAATGTAAAGACAGAAACTCCAGAAGTTTCTGAACAACCTAAAATGCGAACTGTTATGCTTGCAGCACCCTCTTATGATGGAAAAGTGAATGTATGGCATGCATCTGCATTATCGGAAACCTGTAAAATTGGTTTAACAAGAAATATCAATGTTATTGCTGTTTATATGAGTTTTGATGCTTTAGTTCAAAGAGCAAGGAATGATATTGTTAAGATGGCAATAGATTCTAATGTTGATGATTTATTCTTCATTGATTGTGATATGGATTGGAATCCAAATGATTTCTTTCGGATGTTAGAATATGATGTTGGTATTGTTGGTGCACCTGTTGTTAAGAAAAGTGATTTTGAACAATACAATGTTAAATTAACATCACAACTAAAGATTGAAGATAATGGTTTATCAATTGTAGATGCAGTTGGTACAGGAATGATGCGTATTAGGAGAGATGCTTTATTGAAACTATGGGAAGCAAGTCCTGAATACAAAGAACCACATAAACCTGAACCAACAAGAATGGTATTTGACATTCAAGTTATTGATGGACAATTAGTTAGTGAAGATATTGTAATGTGTAGAAAATGGGTTGATATGGGTGAAAAGATTTATATTGATCCAGTTGTAAGTTGTGGACATTCTGGTGAAAAGAGATGGATTGGCAATTTTTACGAATGGTATAAAGTAAATATTAGAAGGTAAAAAATGGCAATAAAAATCCAAGGTTCGGTTGTTTTGGATTATGATGGTGCTAGTTATTCTAGCACCAACATTGCTGTTGGTATTGATGCGTTGAAGAATAATACAACAGGCATTAGTAATGTAGCAGTTGGTTATCAAGCATTATTTGATAATACAACAGGTGTTAATAATACAGCAGTTGGTTTTCAAGCATTATATACAAATACAATAGGCGGTGATAATACAGCAGTTGGTCGTCAAGCATTATTTTCAAATACAACAGGTGTTAATAATACAGCAGTTGGTTTTCAAGCATTATATACAAATACAATAGGCGGTGATAATACAGCAGTTGGTTATCTAGCATTATTTTCAAATACAACAGGTGTTAATAATACAGCAGTTGGCAGATCAGCATTATATACAAATACAACAGGCGGTGATAATACAGCAGTTGGTCGTCAAGCACTTGGTGCAAATACAACAGGGGTTGATAATACAGCAGTTGGTTTTCAAGCATTATTTGATAATACAATAGGTGTTAGAAATACAGCAGTTGGTGATAGCACACTAGCAAACAATACAACAGGCAATGATAATACAGCAGTTGGCAGATCAGCACTAAATGCAAATACAACAGGCATTAATAATACAGCAGTTGGTGTAGAAGTACTAAATTCAAATACGATTGGTATTGAAAATACAGCAGTTGGTCGTGGTGCTTTATTTGCAAATACAACAGGCAGTAATAACACATCGGTTGGAAGATTATCATTAAGATTTAATACAATAGGCAATGATAACACAGCAGTTGGATTTGCAGCACTATATTCAAACACAACAGGAGTTGATAATACAGCACTTGGACAATCAGCACTATATTCAAACACAACAGGCAATGATAATACAGCAGTTGGTAGATCAGCACTATCATCAAACACAACAGGTGTTAGAAATACAGCAGTAGGTTTAAATTCACTTTATGCAAATACAACAGGCAATGATAATACCGCAGTTGGCAGAGATTCGCTGGAAAATAACACAACAGGTGTTAGTAACACAGCAGTTGGTTCTCCTGCATTAGAAAGTAATACAACAGGTGTTAGAAATACAGCAGTTGGTGGTTCAGCACTACTTTCAAATACAGTTGGTATTGATAATACAGCAATTGGTGCGCAAGCATTACAAAATAACACAACAGGCAACAATAATACAGCAGTTGGTAGAGGATCATTACTAGCAAATACAACAGGTATTGAAAACACAGCAGTTGGTTATCTAGCATTATTTGATAATACAATAGGTGTTAGAAATACAGCAATCGGTGAAAACACACTAGCAAACAATACAACAGGCACTGATAATACAGCAGTTGGCCGACGAGCATTATTTACAAATACAACAGGTGCTCATAACACCGCAGTTGGAATGACTGCACTATTAAGTAATACAATAGGTATTAATAATATAGCAGTTGGTTCTGCAAGTTTATATAATAATACAACAGGTGTTAGTAATGTAGCAGTTGGTAGATCAGCATTATTAAGTAATACAATAGGTGTTGAAAATACAGCAGTTGGTTTGCAGGCACTATATTCAAATATAACAGGTGTTAGTAATGTAGCAGTCGGAATGAATGCATTATATTACAATACAACAGGCAATTATAATACAGCAGTTGGTAGATCAGCACTATTTAATAATACAACAGGTTACTACAATACAGCAGTTGGTCAGGGAGCACTATTTAATAGTACAACTGGTGTTAATAATACAGCAGTTGGTTTAAACGCACTATATTCAAATACAATAGGTGTTAATAATACAGCAGTTGGATTGAATGCATTATATTACAATACAACAGGCACTAATAATACAGCAGTTGGTGTTAATGCATTATATTACAATACAACAGGTTACTACAATACAGCAGTTGGATTGAATGCATTATTATCAAATACAACAGGTATTCAAAATACAGCAGTTGGTTATCAAGCATTAATTCTTAATACAACAGGTTACTACAATACAGCATTTGGTGTTAATGCATTATATTCAAATACAACAGGTGTTCAAAATACAGCAGTTGGTCAAAATGCGTTATACTCCAACACAATTGGTTATGATAATGTAGCAGTTGGATTGAATGCATTATATTACAATACAACAGGTTACTACAATACAGCAGTTGGTCAGGGAGCACTATTTAATAGTACAACTGGTGTTAATAATACAGCAGTTGGTCGGCATGCTCTAATTTCAAATACAACAGGTGTTAATAATACAGCAGTTGGTCTAACAGCAGGAAGCAACATAACAACAGGAACCAACAATACATTACTTGGATATAATGCACAACCATCATCAGCAACAGTATCAAACGAATTTACTTTAGGTGATGCTAATATAAGTAATCTTCGTTGTGCTGATACCTCCATTTCATCTCTATCAGATATCCGTGATAAAACAAATATCCAAAATATACCAGTTGGTCTCAATTATATCAAAGCAGTTAGACCAGTTATGTTTGATTGGAATACCAGAGATAGAACCAGAAAAGGTAAAAAAGATTTTGGTTTCATAGCACAAGAATTGGATCAAGTAGAACAACAATTTGGTTATGCTGAATATACCAGATTAGTTCATAAAGAAAATCCCGATAAATGGGAAGCAGATCCAATGAAAATGTTTCCTATTCTAATTAAAGCAATACAAGAATTATCAGAAGAAGTAGAACAACTTAAAGCAAAATTAGCAGCATAAATATAAATAATAATAAAAACACTAACCAAGGGAGAATAGGAACTTGGCAGACAAGAACTTTGAAGTCCGCAAAGGACTTACAGTAGCAAATACCGTAATCGTAACATCAGGTGCTAATGTTGGTATCAATAATACATCACCAACACATACTTTATCCGTCAACGGAACTGGATTCGTAAATACTTCTTTACAAGTATCAACCACCGTCACAGCAAATGCAACTGGGTTATATGTTGGTCTTGTCAATGCAACTACCATCACTACTACTACTATAAATGCAACAACAATTAATGCCAGTTCTTACGGTACTATAAATTCAACAAGTGTTAATGCAATATCTATAAATGCTAACACAATAAATGCAGCATCACATACTGTTGGTACATCAACAATTGCTAATTCTACTGGTGTTTATACCACAGGAACAATGAATGCAGCATCACATACTGTTGGTACATCAACAATTGCCAATTCTACTGGTGTTTATACTAACTTTGTTGGGTCTAATACTTTTATTGTTGGGAATACTACAACTGGAACTGGTGGTAGTTTACAAAATACGACAACGGTTTTTGTTGGAAACAATCTTGTCAATACTTTGATTACTTCTGGAGGGTTGAATGTAAATGGAGCATCTTTAGTAAATAGTTCTGGTTTTCATACCAGTGGAAATTTGGCTATTGGTGGAACAATATTAATTGATGGTGTTGCGGGAAATACAAATGAAATTATTGCTTCTGACGGAACTTCAGCATATTGGACTTCTTTTGGTCTTACTCCGGGTCTTATACCTTCAGAATATGTCCGTGATGATGAAAATGTTACTTTTAATGGAAATCTGGTATTTAATAGTTCCAACAATTCTTTTACAAATACTATTGGTTCTGTTACTATATCAACAAACACTTTTGTCGTTAATTCTAATACATCTTTTTCTAGTCCTAATATATCCTTTAGTGGAACTAATCTCAGTGTTTCTTCAAATGCAAGTTTTAGTGGAAATTTATCAGTATTAAGAATAACATCTACTCAAAATGTAACCACACTAGGAACAACTCTTTACATAACAACTTCTGGAAATGTTGGAATTTCAAATTCTGCACCAACACACAAATTTAGAGTAAACGGAACATCATCGTTAGCAGGTGCAGTTAGTGATGTTACAACACTTTCTGCTGGAAATACAACAATAACAGGTTTTGTAAATTCTTCTGTATCAGTAAATTCTGCTTTAATAACAGTTGGTTCTTCAGTAATATCAAATACTTCTGGTGTTTATACCACAGGAACAATGAATGCTGCATCACATACTGTTGGTACATCAACAATTGCAAATTCTACTGGTGTTTATACTACAGGAACAATGAATGCAGCATCACATACTGTTGGTACATCATTCGTTGCAAATTCTACTGTTGTAAATGCCTTCGCATATAATATTGGAACTGCTTTTATTGCTAATACTCTTGGGGCATATCATATAGGAACTGTAAACGCACAGTTGTTTTCTGTTGGTACAAGCACAATTGCTAATTCTACTGGTGTTTATACTACAGGAACAATGAATGCTGCATCACACACTGTTGGTACAAGCACAATTGCTAATTCTACTGGTGTTTATACCGGTGTAGTTAATGCTGCATCACACACTGTTGGTACAAGTACAATTGCTAATTCTACTGGTGTTTATACCGGTGTAGTTAATGCTGCATCACACACTGTTGGTACAAGTACAATTGCTAATTCTACTGGTGTTTATACTACAGGAACAATGAATGCAGCATCACATACTGTTGGCACATCAACAATTGCCAACTCTACTGGTGTTTATACTGGTGTAGTTAATGCAACATCACATACTGTTGGCACAAATACAATTGCTAATTCTACTGGTGTTTATACTGGTGTAGTTAACGGTTCTACATTATCTGTTGGATCATCTGTAACCGCAAACTCAACACGGGTTGTTCTTGGAACCTCTGTAGGTTTACAAGCAAATGGTGGTATTGGCACTTCCGGACAAGTTTTACACTCAAACGGAACCACTGTTTATTGGGCAACAGATGACCAAGGAGTGACATCTGTAGCAACTGGCAATGGTATGATTGGTGGAACTATTACTAGTACAGGAACCGTGTCTGTTCGTGCTAATACTGGTATAATAGCAAATGCTACTGGCACTTATGTAAATTCTGCTTATATTGCAACTATAGCATCAAACAGTGCAACTTATGCTAATGCATCTATATCAAATACCTTTACTATAGGAACTTCTGTTTATTTTGTTGCTAATGGTAATGTTGGTGTTGGAACTGCATCTCCAGCAACGACCCTAGATGTTTCTGGCACAGTATCTATTGCAAAAGCAAATGTACAATCACAAACATTAACAGATGCTTCAACAATTAGTTGGAATACTGCATTGGGACAAATTGCTACAGTTACATTAGGTGGAAATAGAACATTTGGTGCACCAACCAATTTGAAAATTGGTACATATATTCTTCATGTTATACAAGATGGTGCCGGTAATAGAACAATGACTTGGAATTCTGTATTTAAATGGACAGCAGGGGTTGCGCCTCCATTAACAACAACAGGAGGAGCAAGAGATGTGTTTTCTTTTGTTTGTGATGGTACAAATCTATATGGATCATTCTTACCGGATGTAAAATAATGTTTATTATACCAATCTTAAGACCTACTAAAGTTGTTACAATTTCTGCCGGAACAAATAATGTTGATTTATACTCAACATCAGGAAATCCATTATATCCGTTGAATTTATTGTGTTTTATCAATGCAAATATTGGTTCAACATCTAACACAACTCCAGCATTTAGAACTGGAACTGGTTGGAAAGCAGGAACATTTTTGTATGTAGATAATAATTCTACTATAACAGGAGGCACTGGCCCTGCTGGAAGTCCAGGAACTCCTGGTGCTAATGGTGCAGGTGGAGCAGGGGGTCCTGGTACTTTTTTCTCAAACAGCGCTCCCGCACCTTCTGGTTCTGGTGGAAGTCCTGGAGCAACAGGAGGAACTGGAGGAACTGGTAGTAATGGAGGAACAGCATTTGCAGCAAATTCAAACCCAGGAGTTATATTATATGTAGATAATGCATCAGCAACATTTACTGGTGGTTCTGGTGGTACTGGTGGTCCAGGAGGTTCTGGTGGTACTGGTGGTGGAGGTGGTGGAGGTGCTGGTGGTTATTACTATTCTAGCATTCCAAATAAAAAAGGTCCTTCTATAGATACTGCCTATGCTGGTGGTGGTGGTGGAGGTGGTGCTGGTTCTCCCGCTGGTGCTGGGGGTCCTGGTGGTGCTGGTATTGGAGGACCATCTTCCAGTCCAGGAAGTCCAGGTACAGCAACAACAGGTGGTGCTGGAGGTAATGGTGTTTTAGGTGCTCCAGGATTTCCTTCATTTTCAGCCAATGGTGGTGGTGGTGGTAATTTAGGTTCAGCAGGAATTTCAGGTGATAATTATTCTGGTGTTAGTGGTGGTTCTGGTGGTTCTGGCGGTGGTGTTGGATCTACAGGTTCAACAGGACCAGCAGGTGCACAAGGTCCAGCAGTATCAGGCAATTCAAATATTACAGCATATATAAATACAGGAACTAGAAATGGTCCTATTTCTTAAAGGAGAAGAACTTAAATGAACATTTACTATAAAATAGTAGAAGTTTGGCCACAAGATCACTTAATTGTTGTTAGATATTTCACAGATACTATTACTGAAAATGAATTGGCATCTGCTCCTGGTACAAAACCAGATGGAACTCCTGTAAGATGTAGAACAGATGTATCATTATCAATTCCAATTCCAGAACCTACAGAAGAAGAATTAAAGAAAATTATTCTATTGAATTGTCCAATTGGTTTTTTTGAAACACAAGAAAAACTAAAAGATCCAGAAATTGATACTTCAATGAGTACATATCAAGCACAATTGAATGTAGTGAAAACAACAACACTTGAAGAAATTGGTTCGTTAAGAATCCCACCAGAATCTACACCACAAGATTTAACCGAAGAAGAGATCAATCAATTTATTAAACAATTATAATGACAATATTTTGGTATGATGCAGACAAAAATGTTTATAAAACACATATAGATGCTTTGAAATCTGGTAAAGAATGTTGTATATATTACAACGATTCATTATATGGTTCTGTTGATTGGAAAACAGAACCATCTTTTTCTTTAAAAGAATTATACAAATTAAGAGCACAAGAGATACGAGATTCATATGAAAGAGTTATATTATGTTTATCAGGTGGTATTGACTCCCGCAATGTATTAGAATCTTTTTATTACAATAATATACAGATAGATGAAATCATATCTGTTGGTGCATTTTCTCAAGATAAATATTTTGGTTCTGATGAAAATAACAACAGAGAAATATATGTAAATGTAAAACAATTATTGAACGAATTAGATTTGCCAAACACTAAAATATCATTTTTAGATTACACAGAATACTTCAGAAATCCAAAATCTTTTTCATTGATATCTGAATATCAAGATTATTGGATGTATAATATAAGTTGTTGGAAAAGTCCACATCATTTATATTGGAATGATTTATCAAAACATATTGTTAAAGATAACAAAAAGACCTGTTGGGTAACAGGTACTGGAAAAACTGGTATTTCTGTTTTTGAACAAATTCCATATGTTTCTTTCAGTGAATTAGAGTTGATGAATTATTCTGGTAAATATTTTGATGGTAATTTATATCGTGAGAATTTCTATTGGGGAAATACCTTACTCTCAACAGAGATAATCAAAAAACAAGCATATACTATGTTAAAAGTATTTGATATAATGAAAGATAAAAAAACATTTATGAAAAATTATAATGAAATATATAATAAAGCAATTTATGAACTGGTCAATCCAATGATTATGAAAACCAAAAAATCATCAAATGTTTTAATGAGTATTAGAGATACTTTTATTAAAAACAAAACAGACAGTGATATGTATAAATACTACAAGAATGGATTACAAAAATTGTTGCATGAGGTTCCAAATGCACAGAAAACATATTACACGAGAAAATATTATTTAAGGGAATTAACATGATTGTAGAAAACAATTGGTTAACAACAAATATCAAAGAAAGACTAATTAACAAAAATATTGATTTTGATGTTACTATAACACCCTATTCTTTTACAAAAATGAAATTTATTGAAGCATGTGAAGCAACTGCAATAAAAATTGCAGCAATGAACAAATCTATTTACATAGCATTTAGTGGTGGTGCTGATTCGGAGTATGTTGTCAGATTATTCAAAAGATTAAATATTCCGTTTACCGCAGTAACAGTTAAAACTCCCGGCAATGAGTATGAGTTAATGTATGTAGATTTAGTTTATGAGGAATTTCCTGACATTCAAAAAACATATATTGATATATCTCAACCTAAAATTTTCATTAAGAAATATTTGGATTTATTAAAGACTACAAATGTAAAAGCCCTTAATTCTATTGCATTGATTGAGTGTGCAAAATATGCACAAGAAAATGGAGGTATCATAGTTTCTGCTGATCATTTAGGTGATGTTGGATACAATAAATCAACTGGAATTATGTTAGCAGGGTTTTCGGAATGGGATTATTACACAGATATTATAGTAGATGATAACATTTTGATTCCGTTTTTTCAGTATGATTTAAGCATAGTTAATTCTATGGTAAATTTATTTGATAAATCCACATCTGAGAAATTCAAATCAAATTTATATCAAACTATTTTTAGACCAAAATTTAGACAACATTTTGACAGAAAAATCAATAATGTGCTATTACGCATCAATGAAAAGAAAAAGACACAACCAAAATCACAAGTTACATATACTAAAAAACAATTTTTAGAATTAATTAAAATGTAAATAATAAAATGTTTTTTGATAATCAAAATATATTGATAAACATTGAAAACTTGACATCTTTCAAAAACTGGGATTGGTTGACAGAACCAACTGAGTCTTTTAAAGAACTTTGTAAACAAAGGGCATTGCAGATAAGACAATCATATGATTATGTCATAGTATATCATTCTGGAGGTTCAGATTCTACGACTGTATTAAATAGTTTTTTGGATAATAATATTCATGTAGATGAAATAATAACCTGTTATTATGAAAATGTTAATTCTCCAAATGTTGATGGTAAAAAGTCTATATTTGATCTAAAGCAAAAAAATTTCAAAGGCATTTATAATAGAGTAAATATAACTTTTGATTCTCTCGTAAATTATTACAAAAAAGAAAATCTATTAGAAGATGGTTCAAACATACAATTTGCACATTTTATGCCTGCTATTCAACGATATAACATTAAATACTTAGAACAGTATGGGTTCGCAAAACCTATGAATAGAAAAGAAAAAACTGCACATGTTGTTGGTGTTGGTGAACCAAAAATAGTAAGAAAAGAAAACAAATTTTATTCTAGATTAGATTTGAAAATCTGTTTTATGGCATCATCATTTCACGAAAATACATATTTTTTCACAACCAACGATTTTCCAAAATTGCATATAAAACAATCATATATGGTTGCAAAAGATATGAAAGAAAATAACAAATATGTTAGTAATATAAAAAGAATGAAAAGATTGATAAGAGATGTATACAATCCTTTAATATCACCAACACCAATTATGTTTGGTGATGTTAAAAACAAACTCAATAATATTGAACCATATTCAGATATTCATGTTTTGCTTAATTCATACAGTAAAGAAGATGATAAATTTAAAGACTTATATATAAATTCTTCTCTAAAAGATTCTTTCAAAAGATTGAACAATATTAACAACTATACTAGCAAATCATATATTGACTGTTTATTAAATATTTAATAAAACTTTGGACCCAAACACCATACTACCAAAGACCTTCTCTTCCCTTTAGTTACAGGTGTAACCCTATGACACATAAAGGATGGAAATAATAATGCTCTACCTTTCTGTGCAGGTAAAATAGCAGGTTCGTTTTGATTTCCTACATTAAGTTGAAATTCACCACCTTCAAAATCATCATCCAACAACAAAGTCATTGACAATTTACGAATTTCAAATTGGTCAGTGGAACTGCCCATACAAGTATCCATATGCCAATCATAATTACCATTCTTTTCCGCATCATATGTAGTATACTGAAAAGAATCATAACCATTCAAATGAAATCCATAAAACATCTCATTTGCACTTTGTAAAACAAAATTTACTCTATCAAATATCCATGCCGTTTCTGGATTTCTATTATGAAAACCAACATCCGATATTCTAATCTTTTCTGTTTCTTCTTTTGTTTGTTGACCAAAAGTAGTTCCATGAGATAATTCTTTAGACTCACAATAATCAATTATCTTTTGCAATTCTTCATCAGTAAATGCATTGTCCCAATAACACCATGGTTCAAAAACAGTTGCTCTTCTTACTGGATCATTATAAATTGTAGTGTATTTCATTATTCAAACAATCTCCAATTTTTCACAGGTTGTAATCCTAAATGTTTTGAATTCTTTTCTTTATGAGTTAACAATATATCTCCAGCAATAGCAATTCTTCTGTTTTCAATATCTTCAACGATTTTTATATTACACGACAATCTTTCATCATGTCCTATTGTGTCATGATTTAATGATGCTGGAAATACCATTAGTTGTCCATCTATCGGTTTGAATTGCCATGTATATGAATTGAAATGATCCCACATATTATTTTGATTATTCATTTTACAAAACAATGAAAAAGGTTCGTGTCTGTTTTCATAATTATAAAATCTTATTGAATTTTGAACAGTATCTGGCACATGTACATAATATACGAATGAAATGTGTGCATCTGCATGATTATGATTTGGGTTTGATTGTCCTCCTAATATGTTCAACCAAGATTTGACAACATTTATATCAAATAAATCTGGATTTACATTATATGTTCTAATAAATTGTTTGACACAAGAAACGGCAAACTCATAAATTTCTTTGTATCTTTCATCATGATGTATTGTTACATGACATGTTTGTTCACTTGATTCACCATTTTCATTTAAGTGATCAAACACACTTTCAAAAAATACTTTTTTAAATCTCAAAGGATATTCATAGTGAAATTCACTTACCAATGTTGGAAATAAAGCATAATTTATCATTCTTTTATCCTATTTTTTTTAACCCATTCGCCAAAAATTACTGATTGACTTTCAAGTGAATTAATACATTTTTTATATGGAACATATCGTGTTTTCTGTAATTCTGATACAATAACATCTTCTCTAAAAACATCTTCAATTTTATTGAATATATCTCTCTGCTCTGTTGTTACTTTAGGATCATAATATAATTGGGTTAACCATTTATACCCTCTTTCTTCTTTAATATCATTAGGAAAAGTGCAATTTATAGATAAACAACCTTTTGTCCACTCTACAAATATAAACGGAAAAATATAAACCCACCACCCATTAGGATGTTCTTGATATATCCAACCATCACCATTTTCTAATTTTACAGAGTATGGATCAATTTGAGATGCTAACCATGGATGAACTCCATTCTCTATTATATGTAATAAATCTGCCTCAATTTCCATCAACCACAACCAATTTCCAGTACTTTCACCAGTATAACTATGACTATATTCTAAATTTGTTTCATTGGCAACATCATCAACCCACTTATGATTAGGTTCTACAAAATTTTTAAAAACAATTCCAGACTTGCCATTATTAGAACTTTGACAGTTTAACTTATACGGATTGTTTTGTGGACTGCCATCAGAATTAAAACCAAATCCATGCAATTTACATTTGATTTCACTATTTCCTATTTCACCAATAGGATAAAATCTATGAGGACACAATCGATTGAATAATTTGATTTCATCGTCAACTTTTGACATAATATATTCTTGACCTACGAACGGTCCTTTTTTTAGTGCTGATATATGTCCAATCACTTTTGGTGGATTTCTAAACATAAAATATGCTCCATGATAAATAGTAATTATAGCACAATCATATTTATATGTAAAGGAAGTCCATGGCATTTCCAAATTCAAGAGCAACTTTTAAAGAAAATTGCCTCCGTAGATTAGGAGCACCAGTAATCGAAATCAACGTTTCAGATGAACAAGTTGATGATAGAGTTGATGAAGCATTAACTTATTATTGGGATTACCATTTTGATGGTACAGAAAAACAATACTACAAACACCAAATAACAGCACAAAACAAAACTGATGGGTATATAGAATTACCAGAAAATATCATCGGTGCAGTAAACCTTTTCACTATTGGTGAAGGATTGAATACCAACAATTTATTTAATATTAGATATCAAATTGCATTAAATGATCTTTATACATTAACAAATGTATCTCTGGTTCCATATTATATGGCAATGCAACACATTTCTATGCTAGAAGAAATTCTCGTTGGAAGACAACCTATTAGATACAATAGACATAGAAACAGATTACATATAGATGTTGATTGGAGCAAAGTTAATACTGGAGAATATATTATTGTTGAAGCATATCAAATTGTTGATCCAGATACATTTACTGATGTATGGAAAGATCGTTGGTTGTTACAATATTGCACTGCTTTGATTAAACGTCAGTGGGGAAATAATTTAAAGAAGTTTACTGGTATGGTTATGCCAGGAGGCATTCAATTTAATGGTCAGCAGATATATGATGAAGCAATTGAGGAAATAAGATTGTTAGAACAAGATATGATTATATCGTATTCATTACCTATCAGTGATCTTGTAGGATAATTAAGGAGATTTTATGTTAACATTTAGTCAATTCTTATCTGAAGCAAAAATAGATAAAAGCAAAATGGCATGTAATAAACCAAGAGCACAAGCAGTCGGTGATTCTCAAACTGGTAAGTCTCATGTGGTAAAAGCATGTTCTGGTGGTAAAGAAAAGATTATTCGTTTTGGACAACGAGGAGTGAAAGGTTCTCCTAAGAAAAAAGGAGAATCAGAAGCATATGCGAATAGAAGAAAGAGATTCAAAGCAAGACATGCCAAAAATATAGCAAAAGGTAAAATGTCTGCTGCCTATTGGGCAAATAAGGTTAAATGGTAATGCTAACATTCAAACAATTCTTTAATATAAATGAAGAATATTTGACAGAATTAAAAAGACCAAAAAGATTTTTTCATATAGGCCCTGATGATTTACAACCTGGAGAGGATTTGAAATCACTTTCATCTCTTGTTGGACATGAAGAAGCAAAAAAAATATTTAAGAAAAAATGGGGAGACACTTTTTCAAATGATGAAGACTTAAACAAAGCTGCGGATGAACAAACAAAACATGTTCATATAAGTGATCATTGGGATGATACTGATCCAACAAATGAAAAAAGTGGTTCTTGGAAAATTAGTTCTGCAAATAAGAAAGCTGGTATACAAAAAAAATTAGCATTATATAGAATTATTCCTGGTAGAAATATGCCAAATCCTATTGAAAAAGGCGGTAACTACGGTGGTTATAAAGTAAAAGACAAAATACCAGCAAGATACATTCGTGACAAATGGGATCACAAAAATAAAAAATGGATTCCATTCAATAGACAATATTCTGAATAACAAACATTTTTACAGGGCAACCAATTTATGCTAACATTCAAACAATTCCTTGCTGAAATGCAAGCAAGCAACGATAATCCAGAAGACATACACATCAAAAAAGCACATAATGATTCTATTCATGCTTATCTGAATCCAAAAACCTCAGCAAGTGAAAAAAAATTTCATCTAACAAAGATTAATGCTCTAAGACATAATCTTGGGCATACACCATTGAATAATAAAATGTCTGCGCAAGAAATAAGAGGTTCGTTGCTAGAATCAAAATCATTGAGAGCAATGATAGCAGCAACAATGCTTGCCGCATCTCCAGCACAAGCAGGTGGAATGGCACATGAATTGCCAGTTTATTCTCATGGAGAGATTAATAAACCAAACTTAAATCCAGAGTTGATTGCTAAATCAAAAGCAGCATTGGAAAAAGCACAAGATGAATACGACGAATCTATGCCAGGGGAACATCTCTCCAATGCTATTGATTCTCACAACAATGGTGATATTAATGCGGCATTTGAACATCTTAAACAACATAATAAAAAGATGATAAATACTAAACAATCATCACCTATGTCATAAGGTATTAGAATATGCCCACGTCAACTTTTTTCAACAATTTTGGAAACTCTATGGAGCAAGAACTCCTAGAAGATCTTGTTGTAGAGAGCATTCGTCTGTATGGGCAAGATATGTATTACCTTCCCAGAAGAAGAAATAACTTTGATGGGGTTTATTATGAAGATGATATTTCTTCATTTGATACATTTTATACAATAGAAGTATATACAAAATCAACTGAAGGTTTTGGTGGTCAAGGTTCATTCTTTTCCAAATTTGGATTAGAAATCAGAGATCAAGTTATATTATCAATTGCTAGAAGAACTTTTGAAATAGAAATAACTAGAGAAGAAGCAGAATTATTAAGACCTAGAGAAGGAGATTTAATATATTTTCCTCTCAATAAAAAATGCTTTGAAATCAAGTATGTAGATAATAAACCTTTCTTCTATCAACTTGGTGAATTGCAAATGTATGATTTAACATGTGAACTATACGAATATTCTAATGAAGTATTAGAAACTGGCATAGAAGATATTGATAAATTGCAAAAGAATTTTTCAGTCAATGCAATTGATTTTGGATTACTTGCAGCAAACGGTAAGGTGCTTAAAACCAATAACGGAGATTATCTTGTTACATCTAAATTCCAAGATAACATTGAGCAATTTGATCCGTTAGCAGATAATAAACGAATTGGTGATGAAATAACAGATGATAGTGTAATAGATTGGACAGAAACCAATCCTTTTGGCAATTCTCCAGATGGAAAGTATTAAACCCAAACCAATTATAAATACTATTGTATTTAAATTGCAGGAGAATTATTAATGAAACCTTATACATATTATCTATATCATCACCCCACCGGACTAAAATATTATGGAGTAAGATATGCTAAGAATTGTGACCCTAAAGATTTATGGGATAAATATTTCACTTCTTGTAAAAAAGTAAAAGAGTTAATTAATGAATATGGCATAAATTCATTTGAAGTTGAAATTAGAAAAATTTTTGAAAACAAAATTGATGCTATAAACTGGGAAAATAAAGTGTTGAGAAGATTGAAAGTAAAAAGGAAAAAAGAATGGATAAACATAAGTGAAGGAAAAATGCCTTTTGATAATATCACTTATGGAATGCTCGGCAAACATCACTCCGAAGATAGTAAGAAAAAAATAGCATTAGCACAACTTGGTTCTAAAAACCATATGTTTAACAAAACACACTCCGCAGAAGCAAGAAAAAAAATAAGTGAAGGAAATAAAGGGAAAAAACATTCTGAAGAAACAAAAACTACAATAAGTAAAAAAATGAAAGGCAGAGATGTCGGGTTTGGCAAAGGACACAAACATACTCCAGAAACAATAGAAAAAATAAAAATGGCAAGAGCAAAACAAATATTTTCCGAAGAACACAAGAAAAAAATGTCAGAATCTGCCAAAAATAGAAAAAAGAGTACGAGGTATTAATAATGTTTGGACACGGAGTATTTTATTTTTCAACTATTCGTAAAATGGTTATTTATTTTGGTAATATTTTTAATGATGTAAGAATAACAAGATCGAATGCTGATGGAAATACAGTTGCAGTATTAAAAATACCTTTGTCTTATGCACCAAAGGATAAAATGCTTGCACGAGTGGATGCCGATCCAGAAATCACAAGACAAACAGCAATATTTTTACCAAGAATGTCATTTGAGATGACCGGTCTAGGTTATGATGGTTCTAGAAAACTTAATACTATATCAAGACAAGTAGTTAAAGATGCATCAAATGCAAATAAATTAAAATCACAATATAATCCAGTTCCATACAATTTTGATTTTAATTTATATGTATACGTTAAAAATGCTGAAGACGGAACAAAGATCATTGAACAGATTATTCCATTCTTCACTCCAGATTGGACAGCAACAGTAAACCTAATTCCTGAAATGAATATTGCTATGGATATTCCAATCATTCTTAATAACATCAGTATGGAAGATACATATGCAGGAAATTTTGAAGAAAGACGAGCAATCATATGGACTTTGAATTTTACGGTTAAAGGATGGATGTATGGTCCAGTTGTAAGCAAACCAATTATCAAGATTGCTAATACTCAATTCTTTGTTCCTTCTGGAGGATCACAAGCAAATGTTGCTGCATCTGTTGGAGAAACAGATGTTATAGGTAGAGTAACAGTAAACCCTGGATTGGATGCTAATGGCAATCCAACATCAGATGCAAATGTTTCTATAGACTATTCATTGATTGAAGTAGATGATGATTTTGGGTATATTATAACATCGGAAGGAATTATTTTGAATGAGTGATGATACTATTGCCACTGCATTAGATTTAACTCCTTTAGAACCAACAAGAAAAGATTTGGTTGCAGTTAAAACTAATAGTGATTATGAAACGGCAAAAGGGAATATGCACAATGTTATTGATGTTGGGACAAGAGCAATGTCTGATTTAGCAGACATGGCACAGCAATCTCAAGACCCAAGAGTGTACAGAGTTTTGACAGAATTAATTTCTGCAATGACCACTGCAAATAAAGAACTTATGGAAATCAAATCCAAAGAAGTTGATATTAGACACAAAGAAGAAAAGGCAAACGATTCACCAAAAACTGTTAATCAAAATTTATTTGTTGGATCAACTGCTGATTTATTAACATTATTACAAAAGAAAGAATAATGAAAACTTTTAAACAATTTCTTAAAGAAGACTCGGGGTATCTACCCCCAACATCTATGCAACCTCCTGCAATAGTAACTCCAAGACGTGGAATTGATCATATTGGTAATTTGATTAAAAAATATGTTGCGCCACCAAAAGATGAAATAGGAGATTTAATTAGAAGACTAGACAATCCTATAGATCATAAAAAAGAATCAGAAGATTTTATTGAAAGAACTTTCAAGTTGGAAGGGGGATTATCAAAAGATAAATCTGATCCTGGAGGAACAACAAAGTTTGGAGTGAGTGAAAAAGGAACAGGACTTTCAAAAAATGAAATAAAAAATCTCTCACACGAAAAAGCAGGAGAAATATATAAAACACAATATTATAATGAAATGATAAAACATCCAAAATATCATACACTGAGCAAACCATCAAGAGCAATTGTATTGGATGCATCTGTACATCATGGTCCAAGATTTGCAAAAAAATTAATTGATACCGTAGGAGATAATCCACACGAACTTTTAAACGCAAGACAAAAGGATTATAATAGATTAACCGCAAACCCAAAATATGAAAAATATCGTGAAGGGTGGAAAGCAAGATTAAATAAAATAAAAGATGAGTTTGGATTACATAATTAATGGAACTTAAAGGTTATCGTGGATCATCCACACTAAAAAAATCAAATGTACAAATAGATTGGACTCCTGAAAAAGTCCAAGAAATGGTTAAGTGTTCACAAGACCCAATCTACTTTGCTGAAAATCATATGAAAATTGTGAATGTTGACCAAGGACTAATCACTATTCCTTTATATGATTATCAAAAAGATATCATCACAACAGTTCTTAATGAAAGGTTTACAGTAGCAGAATGCAGTAGACAGTCAGGGAAAACAACTTCTATTACTGTATTCGTTCTTTGGTATATTATTTTTAATCCAAATAAAACTGTAGCAATTCTTGCTAATAAAGCAGAAACTGCAAGAGAAATTCTATCAAGGATACAGTTAGCATACGAACATTTGCCAAAATGGTTACAACAAGGTGTTATAGAATGGAATAAAGGTTCGTTTGAATTAGAAAACGGATCAAGAGTTATTGCAGCAGCAACCTCTTCAAATAACATTCGTGGTTATTCAATTAATTTATTAATCATTGATGAGGCAGCATTTATTGATAATTGGGACGAGTTTTTTACTTCAGTATTTCCAACTATATCATCAGGTGCATCTACAAAACTTGTTCTTGTATCAACAGTAAACGGATTAAATCATTTTTATAAGATAACATCTTTGGCAAGACAAAATAAAAACAATTACAAATTGATTTCTGTTCCGTGGCAAAATGTTCCTAACAGAGATGAAAAATGGAAAGAAGAAATTCTTGCAGGAATGAATTTTGACTATGATAGATTTGCACAAGAATATGAAAATCAATATCTTGGTTCATCAGGAACTCTTATTGCTGGTTGGAAATTACAAGAATTAGTTCCTCAAACACCAATAGCAGAACATGCTGGTATTAGTCAATATGAAAAACCAAAGAAAAACAGGACATATGTTGGTGTTGCTGATGTTTCTCGTGGAAAAGGATTAGATTATTCTGCATTGCAAGTATTTGATGTGACAGAAATGCCATATCAACAAGTTTTATCGTTCAGAGATAATATGACAACTCCTGGAGATTTTGCAGAAATATTAAACAGAATCGGAAGACAATATAACAATTGTTCTATGTTAATTGAAGTAAATGATATAGGACAACAAGTAGCAGAATCGTTATATTTTGATTATGAATATGAATCAATGATGTTTACTGAGTCTGCTGGAAAGCAAGGAAAACGAATTACTCTGAACTACAAATCTTCAGGAACTGATAGAGGAATAAGAACTACAAAATCTGTAAAAGCAATTGGATGTTCTATGTTAAAATTATTAGTAGAACAAAATCAATTACTTATTAATGATTATGAAACAATTCACGAGTTATCTACATTTTCTAAAAAAGGTGCTTCATATGAAGCAGAATCAGGATGCCATGATGATTTGGTTATGTGTTTAGTTTTGTTTGGATGGTTAACAGAACAGAAATTCTTCAAAGACTTAACTGATATAAACACATTAATGAAATTGAAAGAAAAGAGTTTAGAAGAATTAAACGATGATATGTTACCGTTTGGATTTATTGATGATGGAGTAGAACCTGTCTCTGATGAAATGTCTTATAGAGATGATTATTGGATTGTTGTGGATCAAAATTGATAAATTGATAAATATCACTAACCACAATAATAATAACAACTCTGAAAAGGAGACAATACAATGCCATTTTTAGTTTCGCCTGGAGTTAATGTCAGAGAGATTGATTTAACTACCATTGTACCAGCAGTTTCAACAACTGAAGGTGCACTTGGTGGAGTTTTTCGTTGGGGACCAATCGATCAAAGAGTATTAATCGATTCTGAAACCGAATTAGTAAAAAGATTTGGCAAACCAACAAATCTAAACGCAGAAACTTGGTTTACTGCTGCATCATTCCTTGGTTATGGAAATCGTCTTTATATTTCACGTGCAGCAAATACTACTGGAGTAACCCCTACTGTTACAGCAAATGTTGAATCCAGCAATGGTATTGTTACACTTGCAACTGGTAATACTTCCGAACTTTCTGTTGGATTAATTGTCATTTCTTCTGCAAATTCAGGAGTTGCGACTGGAGCAACAATTGCATCAATCATCAATTCTACTGCATTCTCTATCACAGATACTGATGATGCAATTGCAAATACAACGAACGATGCAATTCAATTTGTATCTAACACAGCATTTTCTGCCGTAGCAAATACTGCTGCTGTAGCAAATCTAGAATATCAAATAGTTAAAAATGAAGATCACTTCACACAAAAAGATGGAACATTTGATACTGATGTAAAATTTGTTGCTAGATTCCCAGGAGAATTGGGCAATTCATTAAAGATTTCAGTGTGCGGAAATTCTACTGGTTATTCTTCAACCATTAATCTTTCTTCATATGGCACAAGAACAACAATACCAATCACAATCAATTCAAATACTGCCACAGTTCGTCAATCTGCAACATCAAACACCAATGCTTCTGCAAATGCAACCGCATTAAAAGCATTACTAAATGTAACAGATCTGATTGAAGTTGGCAATACTTTAATTGGTACACAATTTATGAAAATCACTGCAATTGGTAATACAACAGTTTATGGTAATGCCGCATCAAATGTTTATGTAAGCACAACTGGAAATTCAACAGTATTAGTAACAAATTCTACAGGTGGTTCAGAAGCAGCAACAAGTAATACTGATGCCCTATATGCGGGTATGGTTATAACTGCTGGAAACACTTTTGCAGTAGATGCTGTTGTTAACAATGTTATTAACTCAACTGCATTTAATACAACAGTTGCAATTTCTGCAAATCTTGTTACAAATGCTACTTTCACAACAGAAGTAACAGTTTCTCCTGCTGCCACATATACAATAAACTTTGAAGATCGTTATGCACTATCTACAGACTACACATTTGTTTCAAACAGCACAACAACAAATGCTGTCACAAGATATTGGGAATTTTATCCATCAGTTGATTCTGCACCAGGACAATCTGATTATGTAATCAATTTTGGAAATTCTTCAATCAATTCTGATGAAATGCATGTTGTTGTTTCTGATGAAGGTGGCAAGATTACAGGTGTTCCAGGAACAATCCTTGAAGTTTATCGTGCAGTTTCTCGTGCTACCGATGCTAAGACAATCGATGGTGGAGCAAACTACTGGAGAACAGTTATAAACGACCAATCACAATATGTTTATGCAGTAAATGATATTGCAGGTGCTGCATCAGCAGCAGCAGAAAATCTTGTTAGTTCAACACTAGACAATGTTACATTCCAAATGTCTCTTGGAAGAGATGGTAAGGACGAATCAAACATTGAACAATCAATTCTTCTTTCTGCATATGATAAGTTTGCTTCTGCCGAAGACATTGATATTTCATTAATTCTTCAAGGCAAGGCAAGATCATTTACTCTTGCAAATTATCTAATTGATAATATCGCAGAAAAGAGAAAAGATTGCATTGTTTTAATTTCACCACAAAAAGGTGATGTTGTTAATAACATTGGTAATGAAGCAGAAGCAGTTGTTAATTTCAGAAATAACATTCGTTCAACTTCATATGCTGTAATGGATTCTGGTTATAAGTATATGTATGATCGTTATAATGACATTTATCGTTGGATTCCATTAAACGGTGATACTGCTGGTCTTTGTGTTAGAACTGATCAAACCAATGATCCTTGGTGGTCTCCTGCTGGATTTAATCGTGGTCAAATTAAGAACATTGTTAAACTTGCATATAATCCAAGACAAGCAGACCGTGATACTCTTTATAAAGCAGGAGTTAATCCAGTAGTAACATTCCCAGGTCAAGGAACTGTTTTATTTGGTGATAAGACACTTCTTGCTAAACCATCTGCATTTGATCGCATTAATGTTCGTAGACTATTCATTGTCCTTGAAAAGGCAATTGCAACTGCATCTAAGTTCACACTTTTTGAATTTAACGATGCATTTACTCGTAGTCAGTTTAAGAATCTTGTTGTTCCATATCTTCGTGATGTTCAGGGCCGTCGTGGTATCACAGATTTCCTTGTTGTCTGTGACAGCACAAACAACACCGCAGAAGTTATTGATAGAAACGAATTTGTTGGTGATATCTATATAAAACCTGCTCGCTCGATTAATTTTATCACCCTAAATTTTGTCGCCGTTCGCACAGGGGTAAACTTCTCTGAAGTTGTTGGACAGTTTTAATAAATAGATATAAATAACAAGATTATCAAAGGAGTTATTAAAAAATGACATTCAATATAGAACGATTCAAATCGGAAGGTCTTAATCTAGGAGGAGCCAGACCTTCTCTATTTGAAATAGAAATGTCTACTTTTCCTGGAAGCAATGGAACCACCTCCCCAGAAAGAATTAGATTTTTGGCAAAAGCATCTTCGATTCCACCATCAGTGGTGGAATCTATCGACATTCCATACTTTGGAAGAAAAGTAAAAATTATAGGTGATAGAGTATTTCCAAATTGGTCAATTACAGTAATGAACGATGAAGATTTTCTAGTCAGAAACTCATTTATGAATTGGCACGAACAATTGAATGGAAAAATAACAAACATTATGTCAGGACAAGTTGGTCCTTCACCATTAACTTATAAAGCAAATATCGTGGTGAAACAATATTCCAAAGGAGGTTTTGAATATGGAATTCAAGAAGAACCCGGAGTAATTTTTAAATGTACTTTAGTTGGTGCATTTCCAGTAACAGTTGATGCAATTCAATTGGATTGGGATGCAATCAATCAAGTCGAACAATTTGATGTAGAATTTGCATATGATTATTGGATTTCTGGAGAATTGACTGCGGAAAGAGGAAATGATACGGCAGATATTTCTACTCCTCCTGGAGTAAGATAAGGACTGATATAATATGGCAGATAACAATGGATTTAATTTCTTTGGGTTCCAAATTAAACGCAAAGAACCCAAGGAAACAATAAAGTCCTTTACTCCAGAAGTAAAGGACGATGGTGCCGTTGTTGTTGCTGCTGGCGGGACATTTGGCCAATATATAGATTTAGATGGTACTGTTCGTACAGAAGCAGAACTGGTTGCAAAATACAGAGAAATGTCTTTGCAACCAGAAATCGATAAAGCAGTAAATGAAGTAACAAATGAAGCAATCGTATCAGAAGATGGTAAAAAAACAGTTGAATTAATCCTAGATGATCTCCCAGTACAAGACAATCTAAAAAAAGTTATTCTTCAAGAATTCGATAATGTTATCGATTTATTAGATTTCAAAAATAATGCATATGATGTTTTTAAAAGATGGTATATTGATGGAAGAAGTTATTACCATATCATCATTGACGAAGCAAGACCTGCTGAAGGTATAAAAGAATTGAGATATATTGATCCTCGAAAGATTCGTAAAATTCGTGAGGTAACAAAGAAAAGAGATGGCAAAACAGATGCCGTAATCCAAAATACCAAAAAAGAATATTACATATACAATGAACGAGGATTGAATTATGGTTCAAAAATAATCTCTCAACTAGGAACAACCGGTGTAAGAGTTAATCCAGATTCTATTATTCAAGTAGTATCTGGATTGATGGATAAAAATAATACAATGGTATTATCATATCTCCATCCATCTATTAAACCATTGAATCAATTGAGAGCACTAGAAGATTCTTCTCTAATTTACCATTTGTCTCGTGCTCCCGAAAGAAGAATATTTTATATTGATGTTGGAAATCTGCCAAAAATTAAAGCAGAACAATATCTTCGTGAAATGATGGTTAAATATAAGAATAAATTATCATATGATGCAAATACAGGTGAAATTCGTGATGACCGTAAGTTTATGACTATGCTTGAAGATTATTGGTTGCCACGCAGAGAAGGTGGAAGAGGAACACAAATAGATGTTCTTCAAGGTGGAACAGCATTACCACAATTGCTTGAATCTGTTCAATATTTTGAAGATAAATTATACAGATCACTGCAAGTTCCAATGTCAAGATTGAAACCTGATACTGTATATACATTAGGTCGTGCAACTGAAATTTCTAGGGATGAAGTCAACTTTGCCAAATTTGTTGACAGAGTAAGAAATAAATTTTCTATGCTATTCATTGCTGCATTAGAAAAACAACTTATACTGAAGAAAATTGCTGCTCCTGAAGATTGGGAACAGATCAAGAAATTTATTAGATTTAGATTCCTAAGAGATAATTATTTTGCCGAGTTGAAAGAAATGGAAATTATGGCAGAAAGAATGAATCGTCTTAGAGATGTAGATGATTATGCAGGTAAGTATTATTCGCATCTTTGGATTCGCAGAAATGTATTAAAGCAATCTGATGAAGAAATTGAAGAAATGAATGAACAAATTGCGGAAGAAATAGAAAATCCGCAATATAATCAAGAACTTATGATGCAACAGATGCAACAACAAATGGAACAAGGGCAACCTCCTCCAAAACCTGCTGCTAAAAAACCAGCAAAAAAACAAAAATCTGATGAGAAAAGTGAAGATAAAAAGGGAGATAAATAAATTATGGCTGATAAAGAAGATATTATCACACAAACATTAGACAAAGATGTGGTTGGTATGCAAACCACATTTGCAGAATTAATGCTTGATAAGATTCGTGATGCTGTTGCTGAAAGAAAAGCACAAGTAGCACAAGAATTTATGGGAGTCAATTCAGATGATGAAGAATCTGAAGATGACGACACAGAAGAAGAAACAGAAGATTACGAAGAAAGTGAAGAAGAAGAATTTGAGGATGATGATCTTGAAGTAGGAGATGAACTAGATTTCGATTTTGAAGAAGAAGACTTAGAAGGAGATTCAGATGAAAACGCTTAAAGAAATTCTTCAATTAGAGGTTTATGAACCTAAATCTCCTGATGAAAAGAGATTCAAGGACAAGCATGTTGTTGTTAAGCATAAAGATGCAAATGGCAACGATGATAATTTATTCAATGCAAAGAATATTAAGACTGTAAATCGTACACCTGAGCATGGATATAATCCTGGTGAAGATGAAAAGGTTTATGAAGAAACCATTGAAGAAAAATCTAAAATAGAACATCCTTTATTCACTGCTGCTAGAAATCGCACAGTTGCTTTGAATCAAAAAGAAAAGAAAAAAAATAAAACCCCCAAGAATGAAGAATTTGAAGAATTGGAATATTTTGAAACATTAGATGAAAGAGTAACCCGAAAACTTTCACCAAAAGAACAAAGTAAGATTGCCAAGGTTATGCGGGAGTTTTCTGCTGGAGAACTTAAAGATAGTCACGGCAAACAGGTAACAGATAAAAAGCAAGCATTAGCAATTGCTTACAGTCAGATGAATGAATCTTCAGACGAACAATCTTTAATAGCAATAAAAAAAGCATATAAAGATACTTTCAACAAAAGAAGCCCAGGCATTGTTGCAAAAAGAAACGAATTGAAAGCAGCAGCAAAAGAAGCAACATCTCCTCCATCAACTACAAAAAGAATGTCAAAAATTCTAAAAGGTATTGATGTAAATAGAATTAGAGCACCAGAATATCCTAAAGAAATGCTAGGTCCAGCAGACGCAGGACCAGATGAAAGATATGGATCAGGTCCAATGGACCCCACACGGGCATTAGCAAAAGTTCCTGGTAAAGGGGTTGTAGTTGGAACTTTAGATCCAAATTACAAAAAACCATCAAAATCTACAAAAAGCAAGAAGTAATCCATGAGTTATTCAATTGTACATAATAGACAAAATTTATCAGTAACAATTCATGCTACCGGCAATAGTACAATAACTATTGCTGGTAATAGTTCTACTTCAAATGTTGCCACATCAAACGAAATATTAACAGGTGCTGTTATTAAACAAGTTTGGTGGGGATCTCAACCAAATGAAGGTGCTTGTTGGATTGTGAAAAGAGGATCAAATACTGTTGGAGTTTATGATTCTACAGGATGGGCAGATTATGCTGGAAACGGTAAAGCATTACTAAAAGATCAAAGTGCAACTCTTGTCCTTGAACTTATAGGTACTTCAAACGGTTATATTATGATTGATCTACAAAAGATCGGCAATTTTATTAGCACATATTAAGAGGAATTCATGAAACTTATTTTAGAACAAGCAGATGAAGTATCGTTCATCACAGAAGCATCAGAAAATGGAAAGAAAAATCTTTTCATTGAAGGTTGTTACATGGTCTATGGAAAAGGTAACAAGAACGGAAGAGTTTATTCTGAAGGAGTGATGAGAAACGAAGTCAATCGTTATCTAAAAGAAGTAGTTTCAGAAAAACGTGCTTATGGTGAATTAAATCATCCATCAGGACCACAAATCAATCTTGATAGAGTATCACACCTCATTGAAAATCTTGAAGTTAGATCAAATGGTGTTGTTTGGGGTAGAGCAAAAGTTCTTGATACTCCTATGGGAAATATTGCCAGAGGATTGATTGAAGGTGGAGCAAATCTTGGTGTTTCTTCACGTGGACTAGGTTCATTGAAGGCAGGACAAAATGGATTGATGGAAGTACAAGACGATTTTCGTATTGTAACAGCAGCAGATATTGTTGCAGATCCATCAGCACCAGGAGCATTTGTTCAAGGAATCATGGAGAATGTAGAATATTTCTACAATGAACAAACTGGTGAATTTGTAGAAAAGATTAAAGAAAGTGTTAAGAAAATGTCATCAAGACAACTTGAAGAACAGAAAGTAAAGTTGTTTGAGCAATTCCTAAAATCACTTTAATATAAATAGAAATAAACTCACACTTTAAAGAGGAAAATATGCCAACAACAACTATGAAAGATCGTTTGGGGAAAGAATTTCGGGTTACTCCAGGACCATTAGGAATAACTGTTCATGCAGATCATATGAAAGATGGCCCAAAACTGATACCCAAAAAGCATCCATCCCATGATGAATTGTTAAAAAAAATTAATGATGGGAGTGCCAAAACTGATGATGTTAAAGGTGCTTTAGTTAGAGTTGAACAAAAAGTAAATGAATCTTACCACAATAAGAAGAAAGGCAAAAATATGAAGAAGAAACCAGAAGTAATGGAGGAAGCCATGGAAGGTGACAATACTTCTGCTGCTTCTTCTATCGAAGCAAAACCATCAGATGCCTCAAAATCAGGCATGATGGCACAAGCAATGACATCAATGGCAGCAATGGATAAGTCACAACTAGAACAAGTCCTTGCTATGATGACTTCTAAACAATTTGCTTCCACAATTCCAGATGATGCTGCTGCCAAGAATGCCGCATCAATTGCTATGAAAGGTGCTGTTAAGGAAGATGTTGCAGAACTATTTTCCGGTGAAGAACTTTCAGAAGAATTCAAAGAAAAGACAGCAGTTCTTTTTGAAGCAGCAGTAAATGCAAAAGTTATCGCAGAAGTTGCTCGTATTGAAGAAGAATACGAAGCAAAACTTACTGAAGAAGTAGAACAAGTTACAGAAACACTTACTGAGCAAATTGATTATTATATGTCATATGTTGCTCAAAATTGGGTAGAAGAAAATAAAGTTGCAATTGATACATCATTGCGCAACGAACTAGCAGAAGATTTCATTATGGGTCTCCGTAATCTATTCGCAGAACATTATGTTCAATTCCCAGAAGAACAAGTTGATGCAGTTGAAGCACTTGCAGAAAAAGTTGAAGAACTAGAAGCAAGACTTAACGAACAACTTGAAAAGAATATTGAGCTTAATGCAATCGTTGAAGAACGTAACAAAGAAAAGGTTTTTGCCGAAGTCTCTGAAGGACTTGCTCTTACACAAGTAGACAAGTTTAAGACTTTGACAGAAGGAGTTGAGTTTGAAAATAATCCAGACAACTACAAGAAGAAACTTGAAATTGTCAAGGAAAAGTATTTTGGCATTAAGACAGCACCTTCAACTTTAAATGAAGAAGTTGAAGAAGTTACACAATCTCAAGAAGTAAAATATCTTGAACCACAAATTGCTAATTATGCCAAAGCAATTTCAAGAACTATCAAAAAGTAATTAATTATAAATAATAACAACCCATAAAGAAATTCTAGGGAGTAAACACAAAAATGTTAACAGAACAACTTAATAACAAGTGGAAGCCAATTCTAGAGCATGAAGACCTTAACCCAATTAAGGACATTCATCGCCGTAATACAACTGCCGTTCTTCTTGAAAATACAGAAAAGGCACTTCGTGAAGGTTCTGCTTATTCAAGCCAGTTCCTTGTTGAAAATCCAATTCCAGCAAACGCAATGAGAGCATCTAGCTCTACAGCATCTGATGGTGCAATCGACACTTTCGATCCTGTTCTTATTTCTCTCGTTCGTCGTGCAATGCCAAATCTTATTGCTTATGATATCTGCGGCGTTCAGCCAATGACAGGTCCAACAGGACTTATCTTCGCAATGCGTGCAAGATATGCTAACCAAACACACACAGAAACATTCTACAACGAAGTCAATACTGCATTCTCTTCAGTTGTTTCTGGTGCAAACACACTTGGTCAAAAGCATGTTGGTACTCTTCCAGGCAACACAACTGTAACAGCAAACCTTGCTGAAGAAGGAATCTATAACTTCGGTTCAGCAATGTCAACTGCACAAGCAGAAGCACTTGGTACAACTGACAATACTGCATTTGCTCAAATGGCATTCAGCATTGAAAAGGTTGCCGTTACTGCAAAGTCACGTGCTCTCAAAGCAGAATACACAATGGAACTTGCACAAGATCTTAAGGCAATTCACGGTCTTGATGCAGAAACAGAACTATCAAACATTCTTTCTGCTGAAATTCTTGCAGAAATCAATCGTGAAGTAGTTCGTACAATCCTTGTTACTGCAACTAAGGGTGCTACAGAAGGTACAACAACTTCTGGTATCTTTGATCTTGATACAGACTCAAACGGTCGTTGGTCAGTTGAAAAGTTCAAGGGTCTTATGTTCCAAGTTGAAAGAGAAGCTAATAAGATCGCAAAAGATACCCGTAGAGGGAAGGGCAATATCGTAATCTGTTCATCAGATGTTGCTTCTGCACTTCAAATGGCAGGTATCCTTGATTATGCTCCAGCACTTAATAGCAACCAACTTAATGTTGATGATACTGGTAATACATTTGCTGGTGTTCTTAACGGTCGTATGCGTGTCTATATCGACCCATATGCAACAGGTGGAAACTATATGGTCGTAGGTTATAAGGGATCAAACGCATTTGATGCCGGTCTATTCTACTGCCCATACGTTCCTCTCCAAATGGTTCGTGCAGTTGATCAAGACTCATTCCATCCAAAGATTGGATTCAAGACTCGTTATGGAATGGTAGCAAATCCATTTGCCGAAGGTGCAACTGCTGGTGTTGGTGCACTTACTAAGGACAGCAATGTTTACTACAGAAGAGTTCTTGTTACAAACTTGATGTAAAATAGTCAATACATATTATTAGAAGGGGGTTGATTCCCCCTTCTTTTTTATCTATATTACAACAGATACCAAACCATAGAATGGAAACTATAATGATTGATCTCAAACAAATATGTGACGAAAGAATCTTTGATAAGAAATATATGATTTCTTTATCAGTAAACAAACAACTTCGTGAAACAATAATAAATTATACACAATGGATGCCGATTGATTCTCCACTAAAGATTCGTTGTTTAGCAATACATCTTGGTTATACGGAGCAAACTTTCCCTAACTGTATAGTCTGTGGGTTGCCTGTAACATATAACAAATCATATCAAAATAAATTTAGCAATTATTGTGGTCCAGATTGTAGTAGATCTCATAGACACAGATTGAATCAAGATACTTATCAAAAACTAAATGATAAAGATTGGTTATATTATCAAAGAATTGATTTGAAAAAGTCTTATGAAGAAATCGCAGAATTGATTAACTGTTCTATTAATCCAATAAAAAAAGCATGTATTCAACATAACATACCTATGGTTCAACACAATTGTTCTCAACCCCTTATATTGTTGAAACTACAAGATAAACAATGGTTGTTTGATTTACATTGTAATCAAAGAAAGAAGGTTGAAGAAATAGCAGAAATGGTTGGTAGTTCTAAAGCAACAGTAAGTAGGTGGTTGAACTATCACGAAATTGAGACCAATCAACCAAACAGTTATCCAAGAAAATTTAATAAAATATCTGGACAACATCAGCAAGTTATTGATTATGTTTGTTCTATTATTGGACAAGACCAAGTTTTAATCAACGACAGAACATTATTGAATGGCAAGGAAGTAGATTTATATATTCCATCTAAAAAACTTGCGATTGAATATAATGGAGTGTTTTATCACGCATTTAGACCAGAACACTCCAACCCTGCATTAAGAAAAGACAGAAAGTATCATATATCAAAAACACTTGAGTGCGAGAAAGTAGGTGTTAGGTTGATTCATATCTTTAGTGATGATTGGATCTATAAACAAGATATATGGAAGTCTATTCTGGTAAATCTTTTGGAACAACCATACCAAAGATTGTATGCGAGGAAATTGACAATAAGAATACCATCACAAACAGACAAAAAACAGTTTTTAAATAAAAATCATTTGCAAGGTGATGATAAATCAAGCATTTGGTTTGCCTTATATGACGATGATAAAATCATAAGCATTATGACTTTTTGTAAATCCAGGTATAACAAAAACTATCCGTGGGAACTGTCAAGATATTGTGTTGGTCAAGGAATTTCTTGTGTAGGAGGATTTTCTAAACTACTAAAGAATTTTCAAAAACAATATCAAGGAGATATTATATCCTATGCTGATTATTCAAGGTCACAAGGAAATGTATATTTGAAAAATGGGTTTGTATTAATTAAACGCAATCCACCATCATATGCTTATGTTGATTTATCAAAAAACGAAAAAAGAATGCATAGGTCAAATTATACAAAGAAAAAATTAAATATATGTAATGATATTACAGAGAAACAATATATGGAAGACAACGGATACAAAAGAATATATGATTGTGGAACATTGGTATTTGTAAAAAAGTCAATTTTATAAATAATATTAAACAAGAACCAGAATAACTGGTCTTACTGAGGGAGGCAGAAATGCCTCCCCTTTTTGTTATAAATACTCCATAAGACAACAGGAGTATAAAATGGCATATCTATATGTAATCGGTGGAACAGAAAAACCATATAAAATTGGAATAACAAATAATCCTGCAAGAAGATTGAAAAATCTTCAAACAGGACATCCAAAAAAACTTAAATTGCATCACATTGAATTGATTTCTGATGATCAAGTTAGATTACTTGAACAAACTATTCACAATACGATTAAACACAGAAAAACACATGGGGAATGGTTTGATATTGATTTAGAACAAGCAATATCAGAAGTAAAACACGCAAGAATTAGGTATCTTAAAGATGAAGAAGTTTAAACAATATATCACAGAAGAAAATCACATAACAATATATCGTGGAGAATCTGTACACAATCGTAAAGGTGGACCACTAAAAGGAAAATTTTATTCTGTAGATAAAGAGTTTGCTAGACAATTTACACAATCAGGACAAGAAAAAGAAGTATTGACAAAACAAATACCAACAAATCGTGTAAAAGATATGAGTCACATTTATGCAGGAGATGATATAGAACCACATCTGAATCAAGCAAAAAGTGAAGGATTTGCCGCAGTAAGATTTAATGAAGGTGGAAATGAACCACATTCAATTTATGTATTCGATCACAAAGCATTAAGGAGAATTTAAAATGTCAGCACTTGATAATATTCCAGAAAATAAAAACTTTCTGAGTCCTTTGAATTTCAGATTTCAAATCAAAAAGTGCCCCAATGTTAATTTCTTTCTTCAAAATGTAAATCTTCCAGGAATGGTATTAAATGGTCCAGAACAACCTAACCCATTCGTCAGAATACCAAAAGCAGGAGATCATATCGATTTTGATGATCTTATGATTAACTATAAAGTTGATGAAGATCTTCAGAACTATCTTGAGTTGTATAATTGGATAAGAGAACTTGGATTTCCAAATAGTTTTGATGAATACAAATCAATATCAGGAAATCCAGTTTATACTGGACTTGGAATAACTTCTGATATGTCATTGATTATTCTAACATCTTCAAGAAATCCAAATTATGAAGTAGTATTTAAAGATGCTTTTCCTATTTCAATATCATCATTGATTTTCGATTCTACCCCACAAGATGTTCAATATCTTGAAGCATCAGCAACATTTAGATATAGATCATATAGTATCCAAAAAATGTAAAGGATAAAAATGTATACATTTAAACAGTTTATCACTGAAAATTATAAAGGACAGCATGAAGCGCCAGATAAGGAAACTGGAGCACCCTTACATGATGTTACTTCTAATGGAATTTATCCAAAAGATGTTTATTCACATAAAGGATTTGAATATTATGGAAATCAAGGAAATGATTATGATCAATCTAATTTTAATAAAATACAAAGGATGAAAGATAAACCAGACGAAAAAATTTATATATTTAGAGCAGTTCCGTTATCTGTTCGTAAAGAAGCAATGAAAAAAGAAATACCAATAAGACATATGATTAGACCAGGAGATTGGGTAACAACATCAAAAGAATATGCACACGAGCATGGTAGAAATCATTTAAATGGCGAATATCATGTTGCCGCAATGAGAGTACCAGCAAAACATATATTCACTGATGGCAATTCTCATTTAGAATGGGGGTATGATCCAAAATAATTGCTTGACATTACTCAACATATTCAGTAGTCTCCTTACAAAAAGAGGAGAATATTATGTATTTTGAAGATATACAAAAATGTTGGGATTCTGACTCTAAGATAGATAGCACCAATATCGGACAAGAGTCAATAAGAACCCCACAACTACATGCAAAATATATCAAACTATACTTTGCTGAAAAAACAAAATTACTAAAACATCAACACGCATATAAAACTCTAAGAGCAGAAAAGAAAGAGTTTTTTATTAATCCTACCAAAGAAGTAATGCAAGAAAAACAATGGAAAATTCCAGAAAGAGGAAAGATTCTCAAATCTGAAATAGAATTTTTCCTTGATTATGATTCGGAATTGCTCGAAATGGAATTGAAAATTGGTGTGCAACAAGAAAAAGTAGAATATCTCAAAATGATTCTTCAATCAATAAATGGAAGAACATTTGTTATAAAAAACTTTATTGAAGAAAGAAAGTGGTTATCTGGAGCATGATAGAAATTTCAAAAATAAATGAAGTATATATTAAAGTCTCTTCAACCGATAAAGGCATCGAAGAAGAACTTAAAGAATATTTCACGTTCCAAGTTCCTGGATATAAGTTTATGCCCGCATTTAAACGTGGAACATGGGATGGGAAATTGAGACTTTATAATCCTAGAAATAAGTCAATTTATCACGGACTTTTTCAAGAAATCGTAAAGTTTGCTGAAGATAGAGAATATAATATATCGTATACTAACGAGTTTACGAATACCCCATTTTCACTCACTGAGAGTAGACATTTCTTTGATTCTCTAAACCTTCCTTTAGAACCAAGAGATTATCAAATAGATGCTTTTGTATCTGCCATAAGAAGCAGTAGAAGAGTATTATTAAGTCCTACTGGAAGTGGCAAATCTTTTATTATATATCTTATATCCAGATATTATGCCAAGAAAACTTTATTTATAGTTCCAACAACAGGATTAGTTCATCAATTGGCATCTGATTTTAAATCATATGGTTATAATTTAAATTGTCATCTAATTACTTCTGGAAAAGAAAAAGATACTGATTGTCAATATACAATTTCCACATGGCAAAGCATATATCGTATGCCACAAGAATGGTTTAATCAATTTGAAGTAGTGATATGTGACGAAGTTCATTTAGCAAAAGCAGCATCACTTACTAAAATTATGTGCAACCTTGCAAATTGTAAATATCGTTTTGGATTTACAGGAACTTTAGATGGAACACAAACAAATAAATTAGTTGTTGAAGGATTGTTTGGTCCTGTGAAAGAAGTAACAACAACTGCTAAGTTAATAGAAGAAAAACATCTTGCAGATTTTCGTGTCAAATGCATAGTATTTGATTATGCAGATGATGTTAAAAAAGCAGCAAAGAAACTTGATTATCAACAAGAAATTGATTATATTATATCAAATCAAAAAAGAAATAAGTTCATAGTAAACTTAGCAAATTCTCTTAATGGTAATACTCTAATATTATTTCAATATGTTGAGAAACACGGTGAAGTATTACATCGTATGCTTCAATCTATTACTGATAGACCAGTATATTTCATACATGGTGGGGTAGATGGAGAAGAAAGAAATGATATGAGAGAAATTGTTGAATCTCAAACAAATGCTATAATTGTTGCTTCTGTTCAGACATTTTCTACTGGAATAAATATCAAGAGTCTTGAGAATATAATATTTGCATCACCATCTAAATCGAGAGTTAGAACGTTGCAATCTATTGGTCGTGTATTGAGAAAAAGTGAAAGTAAAGTAAAATCTACATTATTTGATATTGCAGACGATTTATCATGGAAATCTAGTAAGAATTATACTATTCTTCATTATATAGAAAGAGTTAAGATTTATAATCAAGAGAAATTTCCATATAAAGTTTATAGAGTTAGTATTTAATCCTCATAGGAGGAAGCATGTCAGAAAACATACAACACATAAGACTTATTAACGGTGAAGAAATTATTGGAGACATAATAGATTATTACGATAATAAACTTCTTATTTCTTGTCCATTAGTGGTATCTGAAAAGATGACCCCTGGAGGCAAATCAGCAATAGTATTAACAAAATACATGCCTTTTGCAACAACAAATATATGTGAAATATCAACCAATCATATTATTACTACAACAGATTTACATGAAGAAATGATAAGATATTATCATCATTCCTTAAGATTTTCTTTTGTACATGAAGAGAATATGATTAAAGAAATACAATCAGTGAATATTATGATGGAAGCATCATTGATGGATAGTTATTCTAACAGCATTAAATCAAATGATGGTTCAGGATCATTACATTAACATTTCACTGACACAGTCATTATACAGGCACCAGAAATCTCGTCAAGGAAAAAATACAGCATGAGAAAAAGAAATTATGTGAATAACAAAAGATTGTATGAAGTGATTTGCGAATATAAAATTGAATGCAATCAAAACAAACTTATGAACAAAGAATCTCCTCCAATTCCTTCATATATTGGAGAAGCAATATTATTGATTGCAACTAATCTGGCAAACAAGTCCAGTTTCTTTGCTTATTCATATAAAGATGAAATGATTTCTGATGGTGTGGAAAATTGTTTGCTATATCTTCATAATTTTAATCCAGATAAAACAAACAACCCATTTGCATATTTTACACAAATAATTAAATTTGCCTTTATTAGAAGGATTGACAAAGAGAAGAAACAACAATATATAAAAATTAAAAATATGAAATCGTTGATGCTTGAAGATGTTGGAGATGATTTGTATAATTATGCTCAACAAGATTCTGTATTCAATGAAGTATCGGATGAATTTGTCAGACAGTATGAAAATAAGTTGACAGAGAAAAAGAAAATTGCTAAGGTCAGTTCTAATACAATTCAACAATTTTTTGAATGAGGTTAACTATGTATATGAAAGAAGAAGCAAAAAACAAACTGCCACCTATCATCGTTGAATACATTGAAAAGTTGTCTGATGATAAGACAAATAAATGGCAAAGAGATATGTATTGTGTGATGCTTGAAAGGATTCAACGTGCCTGTCAAGATGCAATTAATACACATAATATGAAAACCTTAAAAGCACCAAAAATTACAACAAAGAAATAAATATTATGTTAATTGCTATTGTTTGTGACACACACTATGGTGCTAGATCAGATTCTACTATTCTTCTAGATAACCAAAAACAGTTTTTTGATAACACCTTTTTCCCAACATTAAAGGAAAAGGGTGTGAATACTGTTATTCATTTGGGAGATTTAGTAGATAGAAGAAAATATATTAATTTTAATACATCAAAAAGAATGAGAACAGATTTTCTCAATCCGTTGCAAGAATATACTGTTCATATGATTGTTGGAAATCATGATGTATTTCATAAAAATACGAACGAAGTAAACGCATTGCAAGAATTGCTGAATAGTTATTCTTTTGATGTTTATACAAACACAACTAAAATTGTGATTGATGGTTCTCCTATTCTTTTAGTTCCTTGGATAACAACACAAAATGAATCGCATACAATGCAAATGATTGATGATACAAAAGCACAAATTTGTATGGGTCATTTTGAACTTTCAGGATTTGAATTTTATAAAGGTGTTGTATCAGAACATGGTATGTCTCCTGATACTTTAAGTAAATTTGATTTGGTATTTTCGGGACATTATCATCAGAAATCATCAAAAGGAAATATTCATTATCTTGGTGCTCCTTATCCAATGACTTGGGCAGATTATGATTGTCCTAGAGGATTTCATTTATTTGATACAAATATAAGAGAACTTACTTTCATTGCAAATCCTTATTCTATCTTTACACAAATTAATTATGATGATACAAACTGTAAGACATTAGAGGATATTATCCAACAGTTTGTATCATGTAATAATATTACTAACAATTATTGTAAAGTTATTGTTAAGAAAAAGTCAAACCCATATTTGTTTGATCTTTTTATTAATGAGTTAGAGAAACAATCTCCAAACGAAATAAAAATCATTGAACATAGTATATTAGTTACTGAAGAAACGACTTTTGACCAAGCAGAAGATACAATTTCAATCTTAAGAAAAACGATTGATGGTCTTGATGTAGAAGTAAATAAACCACAATTACAAGATTTATTTTCTGACTTATATCAGCAAGCAAGCAATATGGAAATTTGATATGTTGACTTTTGAAAAAATCCGATGGCAGAAAAGTATCATAAATACTCATAAAAGAACATTATCTGGGATTGATGGTGGTTATCAATTAGACCACATCATATCGATAAAATTTGGATTTGACAATAACATATCTCCTGAGGCATTATCAGAAAAAAGTAATTTGAGAATGTTGCCTTGGAAAAAGAACCTAGAAAGAAATTGGGTTAAAAATACCTTTTAAGTTAAAATTATTATGTGGAGGATGTGACCATTCTTATATTTTCTAAAATCCGATGGCAAAATTTTCTGTCTACGGGAAACATGTTTACGGAAATCCAACTTAATTCTCATAATAATACTTTAATTTGTGGGGTCAATGGTTCTGGAAAAAGTACTTTGATTGATGCGATAACATTTGTTCTTTTTGGAAAATCGTTTCGTAATATAAACAAACCACAATTAATCAACAGTACAAATTCTAAAAATATGTTGGTAGAAATAGAATTTTCTATCAATGGAAACAAATACATAGTTCGTCGTGGAATGAAACCAAATATATTTGAAATCTATCAAAACGGAACTTTGATAAATCAATCAGCAGACAGTAAAGATTATCAATCAATTTTAGAAAAAACAATTCTTAAAATGAATTATAAATCATTTTGTCAGGTTGTTGTTCTTGGTTCTGCAAACTTTACTCCGTTTATGCTATTACCAGCAGCACAAAGAAGAGCATTTGTTGAAGATTTGTTGGATATACAAATATTCACAACCATGAATGCTTTGCTTAAAGATAAAACAGCAGAAAACAAGTTTGAGATCACAGATTGTGATACCAAAATCAAGATTGCAGAAAATACTTTAGAAGTGAATAAAAAGCATAGAGAACGTGCTTCTCGTGATATCATGGAATTAATTTCTCAAAAAGAAACATTGATTAAAGAAACTCAATTAGAATTAGATACTCACAATTCTGAGTTCTCTTCCTTGGAAATTAAAAGCAATCAATTACAGTCAAAAATAAGCAAGAACAGGCAGAAAAATAAGAATGCACTGGATAAGGCATACAATATGAGAACTGCCCTAGAATCTAAATTAAAGGGCAATGAGAAGGGTATTGCATTCTATCAGGGAAATGATTCTTGTCCCACCTGTGAACAACATATTACTTCTGATTTTAAAGATAAGAAATTGCTTGATATTTCTACAAAGAAAGAAGAAAACGAATCTATTCTCAAAGAATTATCAGAAAAGATTTCAAAACTGGAAAAGAATCAAGAGCAAATTATTTCATGGGCAGATGAATTACAACAACTAAACAAAGAACTTATTGAACTTTCTTCTAAAATTAATTTCTGCATGAAAGTAATTTCTTCATATGAGAAAGATATCAAAGATTTGAACAATAATTCGTTGGTCGAAATTGATGATACAGAAACTATTAATAAATTGAATTATTTGAAAAAAACAAAAGAACATCTTTTTGCTCAAAGAGAACTATATAATGTTGGTCTCGTTTTGTTGAAAGATGGTGGAATTAAGGCAAAAATTATCAAACAATATATTCCAGTTATCAATCAGATGATTAACAAGTATTTGGACGATATGGAATTTTTCTGTCAATTTACTATTGATGAAACCTTTGAAGAAAAGATAAAGTCCAGATATAGGGATGCTTTTACCTTTGAATCTTTTTCTGAAGGAGAAAAAATGAGATTGAATCTTGCTATTCTTTTTACATGGAGAGAATTGGCAAGAATGAGAAATTCAGCAGCAACGAATCTTCTAATACTTGATGAAATCATGGATTCTTCTTTAGATTCATCTGGTACTGAAGAATTCATTAAAATTGTTCAATCGTTAACAAAACGAAATAATGTATTTGTTATTAGTCATAAGACGGATCAAATACAAGAACGATTTGAAAATATTATTAGATTTGAAAAGAAAAAGAACTTTTCAAAGATTGTAGAATAGGAGACCTAATGATAAGAATAGCATTAGCAATAGTATTAGCATTTTCAACCCCAACAATAGCAGAACCATATAAAGTATTACGGGTGTTGGATGGGGATACTGTAGAAATAGAAGCAAAATTTTTACCAAAAGAATTGAAACAAACTTTGCTTCTCAGAATTTCTGGTATTGATAGTCCAGAAATTGGAGGAAAAGCAAAATGTCCAAATGAAAATAAATTAGCACAAGAAGCAAAATCTTTTGTTATTACAGAAATTAATAAAGCAAAAGTGGTTGACATAAAACTTATAAAATGGGATAAGTATGGAGGCAGAATAGTTGGAGATGTTTATGTAGATGGTATTTTGTTGAGTAAGAAATTGATTGCAATGAAACTTGCAGTTTCATATGATGGAAAGAAAAAACCAGATTGGTGTAACAAATAAGGATTAAAAAAATGCATTATCGTATTTTTAGAGACATTTTATTTGCACTAGCATTGACATTTTTAGTTTTTGTTATTTTTACAACAAAACCCGCAAGAGCACAAATAGATTGTTTTCCAAATTGTTTTTCTTCTGAAACAAGTCAACAAAAACTTGTAAAGGTGAAGCAACAAAAACTTGCAAAAAAGAAAAGAATCAGAACAGTTGCAAGAACAAGAAATGTAGATTCTTCTGGGTTAGCATCCTATTATTGGCAACCACAAAGAGTTGCTTCAGGAGGATGGTTTAATCCAAATGCATTGACTGCTGCACATAGAACCTTGCCTTTTGGAACAAGAGTTAGAGTTACAAATGTAAGAAATAATAAGTCTGTAATTGTAACAATCAATGACCGTGGACCTTTTATTAGAGGAAGAATTATTGACTTATCTCTTGCTGCTGCTAAAGTGATTGCGATGACAAAATCGGGAGTGGTTCCTGTTAAAATTGAAAGGGTATAATATGGATTATGAAACAGCAGTGAAAGCAGAAACAATTCTGGAAATGAAAGATAGATTTCTCAAAACTGTTATTGATGTCATGAAAATGCATGGAGACGATAAAACAGGATTGCCAATGATTTCTGCTTCAATTGTTATGTTTGTACAAGAATTGGATAGATCAATACATCCAGGATTTTCTTTAATTGTTTCTGAACAACTCATTTCTGATGTAAGAAAGAGAAAAGATAATGGATAGTTTGGTAAGACAATTAGTTCCTAGTACAGATGAAATCTTATTTAAGAAAACGGAGAGATTTGATTTTTCAAATCCTCCTATTCATCCATCTGAACTGGCACACATTTTAGCACAAACTATGATTGCTAATAATGGAATAGGATTAGCAGCACCTCAAGTGGGTCTACCTTATAGAGCATTTGTTATGACAGGTAAACCTATCACGTGTTGTTTTAATCCTATTATTGTTGATATTTCTTCAGAAGAAATATATTTGGAAGAAGGGTGTTTAACTTTTCCAAATTTGATTGTTAAGGTCAAAAGACCTAAGATGATTAGAGCAAGATATACTAATCCAGACGGGCAAACTGTAACAAATAAATTTATTGGTATGACTGCAAGAATATTCCAACATGAATTAGATCATTTAAATGGAATTCTATTTACACAAAGAGCAAACAGTTATCATTTAGAACAAGCAAGAAAAAAGAAAGTGAGGATGAAATAATGGTTATGACTACATCATCTCTATACGTTGATCCGATACAACCACAAGTTCAACAAGAACAACCAAAGGTAAAATCTGATGGTGGATCTACATCATATTATGAATTACCAGATAGTGCAAAAGAACTGAATGATTTGATTGAATACAAGAATATGAATTTTGCATTGGGAAATATATTCAAGGCATGTTATAGATTTGGTGAAAAGGATGGTGCAGAAAAAATATATGACTTGAACAAGATTATATATTTTGCAGAGAGATTGAAGACGATGGTTGAAAAAGGACAAGCATAAATACTATCGTGATTATATCAATGATTAAGGAGAAATAATAATATGGAAATCAAGATTCCCGTTGCAGAATTAAAGAAGAAAAAGTTATTCCTAGCAGTTCCGATGTACGGAGGAAATTGCAGCGGAATGTTTGCCAGATCGATTGCTGATTTATCTGCAATGTGTGTGCATTATGGTGTGGCATTGCAGATGTATTTTCTATTCAATGAATCACTAATTCCCCGAGCAAGAAACTATTGTTGTGATGAATTTATGCGTTCTGATGCAACCCATATGATGTTTATTGACGCAGATATTGGGTTTAATCCACATGATGTTATTGCTCTGCTTGCACTACAATCAGATGAATCCGAATATGATGTTATCGGTGGTCCATATCCCAAGAAGTGCATTGCATGGGAAAAGATTAAGATGGCAGTTGATAAGGGATTTGCTGATGAAGATCCAGGTAAGTTAGAAGCATTTGTTGGTGATTATGTTTTCAATCCAAAGGGAAATCAAACTTCAATTCCATTAGGACAACCAGTTGAAGTGCTAGAAATTGGCACTGGATTTATGATGATGCGTAGAAAGACATTCCAGACTTTCGTTGAAAAGTTCCCACAATATTCATATAAACCAGATCATGTTCGTACTGAACATTTTGATGGTTCTCGTGAAATTATGATGTTCTTCCAAGCAGAAATCGATCCAGTTTCTAAAAGATATCTATCAGAAGATTATTGGTTCTGTCAAAAGTTGCAAGAAGCAGGGTTGAAGACTTGGTTATGTCCATGGATGAAACTGCAACACGTTGGTACAATGGTGTTTGGTGGATCATTAGTTGATCTTGCAGCATTGGGTGCTAGTGCTACTGCTGATGCTGGACAACTTGATGAAATTAAGAAGAGAAAAAAGAAGGCGGGTTGACCGTCTTAATTCCTTCTGATAAGGTGAGTTCCTTTTGCAATGATGGAGATATATTATGAAATTAAACCAGCAAACCATTGCTGTTCTACAAAACTTTCAAACTTTGAACCCTTCGATTGTACTAACTCCAGGAAACATTATTAAAACTATGACAAAAACCTCTGTCGCAAAGGCAGAGGTTTCTGATGTTTTTCCTATGAAAGTTGGTATTTATGATTTGTCTAAGTTTTTGGGTATTCTATCTTTAGATAGGGAATCTGATATAGATTTTCATGATAATCATATGATTATTAGACAAGGAAGAAGCAAGGTAAAATATAACTATTGTGATCCTTCTCTGATTCTTTATCCAGAGAAAGAAATGAAGGATTTGCCTGTATATGTTGTGTTTGATTTGACCCCAGAAATTCTACAAGGGGTTACTAAAGCAATGTCTATTCTTGGATTTTCAGAAATTGAAATCCGTGGAGAAGATGGAGTTTTATCAATATCAACAGTTAACACAAAGAATAAAGGTTCGGATGTATTCTCTACAGAGATTGGAGAAACCGATAAAACCTTTTCTGCTATTATTGAATCTGAAAAACTTAAGTTGATTCCTGCAACATATACTGTATCTTTAAGTAGTGAGGGAAGAGCACATCTTAAGAGTGATGTGGTTGAATATTGGATTGCACTAAGTGTCAAATCGGTCTTTGAATAAGGATTTATATTATGGAACATTATTTGTTTGTAGAAAAGTATCGTCCAAAGACGGTTGCTGAAACCATTCTTCCTGAGAGACTAAAACAGACTTTTCTTGATTTTGTATCTCAGAAAAGCATTCCAAATCTGATTCTATCAGGTGCTCCTGGAGTTGGTAAAACTACTATTGCCAGAGCAATGCTAGAAGAACTAAATTGTGATTATATGATTATCAATGGATCTCTTGATGGAAACATTGATACTCTTAGAACACAAATTAAGGATTTTGCTTCTTCCATGTCTATTTCTGGTGGAAGAAAGTATGTAATCCTTGATGAAGCAGATTACCTAACAACTGCCACACAACCTGCACTTCGTAATTTTATGGAAGAGTTTTCGGCAAACTGTGGTTTTATTCTTACTTGTAATTTTAAGCATAAGATCATTGAACCTTTGCATTCTCGGTGTTCTACTGTTGAATTTATTTACAGTAAGCAGGAAAGATTAGAAATTGCTGCACAGTTCTATAAGAGAATCCGTGACATTTTAACAAAAGAAAACATTGAGTTTGATAAGAATGCTGTTGCTGAAGTAATCAGAAAGTTCTTCCCAGATTTCAGAAAGATTCTGAATGAACTACAGAAGTATTCTGTATCTGGTAAGATTGATTCTGGTATTTTGACAGACTTTGAGACTGTTCAATTAAAGCAACTTGTTGGTATGATAAAGGAGAAGAACTTTACGGGCATTCGTAAATGGTCGGTTGAAGCAGAATATGATGATACTACATTATATCGTAAATTGTATGATACTGCATCTACATATTTCACTCCACAATCAATACCAACTTTAGTATTAATCTTATCAAAATATATGTATCAGGCAGCCTTTGCCGCAGATAAAGAGATAAATACAATGGCGTGTTTAGTTGAAATTATGTTGGAATGTGAGATGAAATAATTATTGTTGGGCAAGAACACATGTCTAAGATGGACAAATACTTCAAGAGAACTTGTCAACTTTGCGGGAGTGTATATTCTAAGACATTTCCGAATAAGATTAAAGTTAAAACCTCTGATGGGGTTTTAAAAATGAAGATATGTGATTCTTGTGCCAACACTCTTGAAGAGATAAAGTTGAAGGATATACAATGACCCCTTTTGATTTTGTGAATGATATTATGTTCAAGAAAGAACATATAATGGTTGATGAATACCTAGAATCGTTATATGTGCCCTTTGTTTGTAATCGGGCACTTTCTCTATATCCAGATACACTATTTCATGCAAACGAGATGAATATCAATCATCATCTGGATAAAAAACTCCAATATGAATACCATTATAACTCTATTCGTAAAAAGAAAAGGTTTGAAAAATGGCCTTGGAAAAAGACATCTGCCTCTGATGTTGATCTAATTTGTGATGTTTATAAATATAATCGTGTCAAAGCAAGAGAAGTTCTTTCTATTTTGACCGATGAACAATTATCCGAATTGAAAAAACAACAAGAAAAGGGCGGATAGATGATTGATAAGTTAGTTGAAGTGAAACTAGAAAAGGAACAAGATTTTCTTAAAATAAAAGAAACTCTAACACGAATCGGTGTTGCATCCAGAAAAGAAAATAAGTTATATCAATCTTGTCATATTTTACATAAACAAGGTAGATATTTTATAGTTCATTTTAAAGAATTGTTTGCATTAGATGGAAAACAAACCGATTTCTCTGATGATGATAAAGGTAGAAGAAATACAATTGCTGCTCTTTTAGAAGAATGGGGATTGTTGAAACTAATTTCTCCTGATAAAATTAAAGAACCTAGATCACCATTATCTCAAATCAAAATTCTTTCTTTTAAAGAAAAACCAAATTGGGAATGCGTTGCTAAGTATACAATAGGTCGTAAAGGCAACTCATAGTAATCTGTATACATGTGGTAATTGTGTTAAGTATTAAAGACAACTCATAGTAATCTGTATACATGTGGTAATTGTGTTGGGTTGTATCTAAATAATTGAGTTTAGTCCACCATATACAACCTATATATACAACAAATCATATACAACCTATGCTTTTTTGCATACCTTTTATGCAAAAAAGTGCTTGACATTAGGTGTAGGGTTTGGTATTATACTTGTATGAATAACGGACGCAAACGCAAAGGTCGAACAGACCGCACCCACATCATCTACGAGCTTAACGTAGAAGGTGATACCTATATCGGCATTACCTTCTTGAGGGATAAATCCGTTCGTAAGTCGATGCATAAACGCATCGGTCAGCATTGGTATAATGCTCATACGAGAGGATACTCCTGGAAGCTGTCTAAGGCTTTGCTAAGTCTTGAGACGGTAGAGGATGTTGGATACCGTGTACTGGCAAAGGTTCGTGGTAAAGATGCTGCTCATTTGATGGAGCGTGAACTTATCGCAGAACTGGAACCCACTCTCAACACGGATATACGAGAAATCGCAGAGTGAGGGATTCGTTCCTCACTCTTTTTTCATATAGAGGAAACAATGCAAAGTCCATGTATTAAGGTGTGTAAGATTGATCCACACACAGAGATGTGTGTTGGATGTAAACGATATGTTGAAGAAATTGAAGTTTGGTCTATCTTGACAGACGAGAATCGTTCTTCTATAATGGAAGAACTAAAGGAGAGATCAGATGAGAAAACAAAAGAAACCTAGAACAGCATATGTTCTTTTTGCTAAAGACACTCCTTTCAAACCAAAGGTAGTGCGAGACAAAACGAAATATACTAGAAAGGTAAAGCATAAAAATGAACGATATTGATCGACCGAGACGGCCACTGAAAGATAAGTCTTTCGGTGGCAGACACGATAAGTATATGAACATCCTGTCTAAGATGGCAAGTGCAGTTGAACCTGTTAGGCAAGCACGAATTGCTGCTTGTCTTGTTCTTAAAAATGAGATCGTTTCGTTTGGTATAAATCAAATGAAAACACATCCGTTTCAAGCAATGTATGGTAAGAATAAAGAGTCTATTTTCTTACATGCTGAAACAGATTGTATCAAAAATGCATTGAGAGAAATAAGTATTGACGATCTAACACGATGCACGTTATATGTATGTAGAATGAAGTACGAGACAAATGAAAAGAAAAAGTTTGTTTATGGTCTTGCGAAACCGTGTCCAGGATGTGCAAGAGCAATTGCAACTTTTGATATCAAAAATGTGTTCTATAGTTTAGACAATAATGGTTATGTGCAATTGTGAGGCAAAATGAAAGTTCAAGTTGAATTAGATGAAACG